GTTCAAAACCGAAGCGTTCTAGGAGTTCAAAATGGCTACTTGCGTCACCAAGAATTGCTGCCTCGCGGGGGCGGGGACGATCTATCTGCGTGAATACAGTTCGTGCTGCGACGGCACGAACGCGGATCAGCCTTACCTCTCAATCGGCAATTCGTCTGCGTTCGCTGTGAATGCCGAGTTGCTCGAGGTCAAGGTGCCCAACTACCAGACGGCTGGCGGCGGCACGGAGTGCTCGTTCAGCCAGATCGAGTCCGCCACGGCTGCGATCACTGGTCTGTGCTTGAACGCGACCAATTTTGCGCGGGCCTGGACCGGAGACCTTACGGCGAAGGCTGCGACGACCTCGGCGATCAGCGGCAAAGCGGTTGCTGCAGACTCGTTCATTCCGTATGTCGACGCCAGCGGCAACCCGATCACCAATGTCGACACGACCACCGTCACCGTGACGGGTCTGGGCACGCTGGGCACGGACTACCAAGTCAAGGCGAACGGGATCTACATCCCGGAAGGCAGCACGCTGAACTTCGCGTCCCCGATCAGCTTCACCGGCTCGGTGACTCACAGCGGTTACTCGCTGGTCGAGATGCTTACCTCCACCTCCAAGGAATTCACGCTGTTCTACGACGGTGTGAACCGTTTTGGCGGCGCCCCTTTCAGCGTGACTCTGTACCGGGTGAAGCTCAAGCCTGTCAGCGGCATCCCGCTCCTCGGCACTGAGGCGGCGGCTGCTGAGTACGAGCTCGAGATTCTCAAGGACGAGTGCCGCACCGGCACGGGCACTTTCAGCCAGTATGGGTCGCTGGTGATCTGATGGCGACTCCCTGCTGCTCGGAAGGAAACTGCTGCGTATTTCTGCGCGGCACGCTTTTCATCCGCGCAGCGGGCGGTGTCTATCGAGCGTTGGGCAATGTCTCGCAGTTCCGGCTCACGCACGAGAACAGCGAATACTTGCCGCTCAACGGTGAGTTGGACCCGAGCTGTTGCGAGTTCGAGGCAGTGCAGGCGCAGATCGTCCTGCGCTGCTTCGACAACGCAAACACTCTGCTCGGGTTCGGCGGCGAGGCCACATCAATCGCCGCAGGTTCTGTCACTGAGACTCTGACCTGGACCGGCCTCGATGTTGGGTCCCTGCTGCCCTTCAGCAGCTTGGCAGACACGGACACGATCGTGGTGGGCACGTCAACGATCGGCTTTACGACGACCAGCTACGGGCTGATCGCCAAAGACTGTGTTCTGAGCGCGGGGCAGGTCACGGTGACCTACACGCGGCTCAAGGCTCGCACGGTTAACGCGGGCGAAGCCTGTAGCCAGACCTACGAGTTGATGTACGCTGGAACCAACTCGTTCGACGGGTCAGAAGTCATCCTGACGATCCCGAAGATCCGGCTCCGCTCTGTGTCATCTTTCGATTGGATCAATCAGACGGACGCGGGCGAGATGGCGCTCGAGGGCACGTTGTTGCCCCAGGCTACCAGCCCGGTCTGGTACAACTTCACCCGGCGTGATTGCACGGAGTTGTGCCCGTGCTCGACTCCGGTGATCGCCGCTCCGACGTTGCCGCTGGTGTTCACTTCAAACACTCTAATCGGCGCGGTGACCTTCTCAGCAACACCAGCGACCGCTGCCGCGCTGACCGGCAACCTACCGACCGGCATCACAGCGACCACGACGACCAGCGGTTCGACGGTCACGGTCACATTGACCGGCACACCGACGGTGGCAGGGCAGACCTGGGACGCGAGTTACAACTTCACGAACGCTTGCGCAGGCGGCGAGGCGGCGAGCGCAAGCATCAATTTGGGCAGCGGCACGGTCATCAATGATTTCCCGTGGTTCCTGCGCACCTCGACCTTCGCTCATCGCGCTGTTGCTTTCGGCAACGGGGTCTGGGTCGCGTCTCAGGCGATGGGCACGACCTCGACGAACGCCGCGATCAACACATCGACGGACGGTGTGACCTGGACCGCTCCTGCGAGTTCGACCGCCAGCGAGACCACAAACGAAGTCGAGTTTGCGAACGGGTTGTTCGTGCATGTCGGCGAGGCCGGTCGTGTGACGACCTCGACGGACGGTGTGACCTGGACCCAGCGTGCGCAGCTTTCTGGAAGTACCCCCAGACTGCGGGCGGTGCATTTCGACAATGGTCTGTGGGTTGCAGTCGGCGGCAATGGCACTACGTCACAGAGCATTTTGACCTCAACCAACGGCACCACCTGGACAACGCAAAACTCGACGACCACAGAAGTTTTCCAGGACGTGTTTTTTGCAAACGGTCTGTGGACTGCGGTTGGTACATTCAAGACCATCTGGACCTCGCCCGATGGTGTGACCTGGACGAGCAGATCCAATCCCGGCACGTCCCTGATGGTCTACAACGCTGTGCGCTACGGCAACGGGTTGTGGGTTGCTGTTGGGTCCAGCGGCGCGATCCTGACCTCGCCGGATGGCGTTACCTGGACGCTGCGCACCAGCGGCACGACACAGCAGTTCAACGACGTGCGGTTCGCGAACAACACCTGGGTCGCGGTCGGCAACAACGGTATTATCAGGACTTCGACAGACGGCATCACATGGGTCGACGGGTCTGTCGGAGCGACCCCGCTGGTCAACTGGACCAATGTCGAGTACGGTGACGGCAAGTGGGTCATTGGTTCCGGCCTCGATGGGTTGATCTACTCATCGGCGACTGCCGCTGCCGGGTCGTGGATCAACCGCACTCCGACAGGCTCGACCGGCTCAGTCAACGATTTGCTTTACGCCAATGGCAAATGGGTTGCGGTTGGCGACAAGATTTCCACCACCCGATAGGACACCACCATGTCTGATCTCTCTACTCTGTTTCCTTCCCCTCGAACCGTCACGATCTCTGGCGTCGAGTTCCGCGTGCGGGAGTTTGTCGCGGGCGAGTTCCCCTTGGTCGCGGCTCTCGGCTCGCGTGCGATCGACTTCGACGCGATGGGCATCGGCATGCTGCTTGAGACAGAGAGCGACCGGGTGTTCGCGCTGGTCGCATCGGTCACCGGGCGCAAGGTCGATGAGATCAAGCAGCTTCCCATCAGCGTCCTGGTCGATCTGATCGCGGCGATCGTCGAGGAGAACGTGGATTTTTTCGTGCGCCGCCTGCCCACAGCGGTCAGGCAGCTTCAGGAGAGAATGACTGGTTTGACGCAGTCCAATGCCTCGTCAGCGCAGGCCACAGCCTGAGCGACGTGCGTGGCTACACCCTGAAACAGATCCAAGGGTTCCTGAACGCGGTCGGACGACTTGAGGCAGAGAGATGGCGACTAACATCCCCGGCGCAAAAGTAGAGTTCACTGCAGATGTATCTGCAGTGACTCAAGCGACCCAGCAAGTCGTCAACCAACTGAATAATGTGCAACAAGCCTCGCAGGCTACTGCACAAGCTCTTAGTGTTCTCGAAGCTAGAACTAGGTGGAGAGAAGCCCGTCTTAGGCTTCAGGAACTCACTACCGAGATGCAGAGGTTCCGTGATGCGGCGGTCCAATCTGGTCGGGCGGTTGATAAAACCCTTGAGGACAACCTAAAAAAAGCGATCTCCAGTCAGAAGACTCTGCTTCAGGAAGCCCGGACTGAAATCCAACGAGCCCAAGTTGCACAAGCCAGAGCGGTTGCAACTGCAGTTGCAGCGGCTCCAACCCAAGCGCAGGCGGGCGTCCCGGGAGCTACCCAAGCAGCAACACAAGGGATTCAAAAGCAGACTCGGGATGCTCGAGAGTTATCCTACCAGCTTCAACAGATCAATTTCCAGATCACCGATATTGTTACCGGTCTTGCGACTGGGCAGTCCCCGCTCACAGTTCTGTTGCAGCAAGGTGGGCAGCTCAAAGACATGTTCGGGGGCGTCGGCGGCGCAATCAGGGCGTTAGGGCAGGGGCTCGCGGCGTTGATCAGTCCATTGTCGGTCATCGCTGTTGCTCTAGGCGGTGTCGGCCTTGCGGCTTTCCAGGGTCGGAAAGAGACCCTGGCGCTGGCTCTGGCCCTGAACTCGACTGATGGTGCGGCTGGAGTCACCAAGGACGGTCTTGACCAGATCGCTCGCAGCGCGGCGCAAACAGTCGGCACCGTCGGATCTGCGTCCAAAGCTCTCACCATTCTCGCTAACTCCGCAGTGGTGACTGGCGATTCGATGGAACAGATCGTCATCGCCGCGCAGAAGCTCGAGAAGGTCGGTGGTCCCGCGGTCGAAGAGACCCTGCAGTTGTTTATCCAACTCGGACAAACACCTGTCGATTCGGCTCTTCGGCTCAACAAATCGCTCAACTTCTTGACCGAATCTATCTTTAAGCAGATCAAGGCTCTTGAGGCCCAAGGAGACAGGCAAGGCGCGGCTCGAGTCGCACAGGACGCGCTCGCTCGTGCGGTCAATCAACGGACCAAGGAACAAGAGCAGAACCTTGGGCTGCTTGAGAAAGCCTACCGCGGCGTCACAGACGGGGCTAAAAAGTTCTGGGATCAGTTGAAAGAGATCGGTCGCGACACCACAACGGTCGACCGGATCAAACAGCTGGAAGCAGCGATCACGCAGATCAACACTCGACTCGCGGAGAACCCCCAGGCCGGTGGTGCGATCGTTGAGCGGTACAGGACTGAAGTGGCGAGGCTGCAAGCGGAACTCGCTCGGCTTCGTTCGGAGTTGGAATCGGAAGAAGAAGAGGCAGGGCGGCGGGCGCTCGCGCAACAAGCCGAGCAGCGCCGAATCGCTCGGGCCGCGCTCGGAACCCAGACAGGCGCGTCTCAAGCCACGCTCGAAGCGAGCACTGCTGCGATCAAGGCTTCGATCGAAGACCAGCGGGCAGAACTCGACATTGGATACGAGCGCAACCTCGTCAGCCTGCAGAACTACTTCGATCGCAGGCAGGACTTGGTCCGACAGGAAGCTGCAGCCGAGGCTCAGGTTCTGGAGCAACAGGCCAGCGACCTGCGTGACAGGCTGGCTCGAGGGGTCCCGGTCGAGCAGGAAGACGCAACACTCGCCCAGCTGGTTGGGATCGAGAGTCGACTGACCACGCTGCGGGCGAAGAGCGCACTGGATCTCAAGAGGCTCGCTGAAGACCGCCGCAAGGCCGAGCGCGATGCAGACCAGTCGCTGCAGAACGCGCTTGCGACTGCGCAGAATATTCAGAACCTTTCTGCCGCTCAGAATGCCGCGCAGATCGACGCGATCGAGGACGCCAACAGGCGCGGCATCACATCGCTTGAGACCTATTTCCGGCTGCGCAAAGAGTTCCTCGACCAGGACTTTGCGGACGAGCGTCAAGTTGCAGAAGCGCGGCTGGCCCTCGCAAGGCGCGTGCAGCAGCAAGCAGGGCCGGAGAACCGGGCGCAGGCGACCCGTGATGTCAGAGAAGCTGAGTTCCAGCTTGCAGCCCTCCAAGCTCGCAACGCACAGCGACAGGCCGCGCTGGAGCGCGACCGTAGGGACGCCAGCGAGGCAGACAAGAAACTGACCGCAGAGCGCATCCTGCAGCTCCAGGAGCTCACAGGCGAAGAGACCTCTGCCCTGGCTGTCGAGCAGCGCCGGTTGCTGCTCCTCGAGCAGTACCGTGTCGAGCTTGAGCGTGTGCGTCAGACTGACATTCAGCGTGCGTTGACTCTGGAGCGGATCATTTCGATCCAGGAGGGCGAACAGCGACTTGCTGCCGAGCGAACCAAGTTCTCCCGAGAGGCGAACAAGTTCGACGAGGAACGGGCACAGATCGACTTCGCTCGAGCGCAAGGGCTGATCACTGAGTCCGAGTACCAGCGGCAGGTTTATGACCTCACGCGCAAGCGGGCGCGGGTCGAACTCGATCTGTATTCTCGGCTCCGGGATGAACTCGGCGGCAACCTGACCGAAGAGAGCCGCCAGCAGCTCGACCAGTACATCGCGAATGCCAAGCGCGGCCTCGCCTCGCTGACTCCGGCAGCGGTGCAACTGAACAACGCCCTGCAGCAAGGCTTCGCGACCGCGATCCAGGGGCTCCTGGACGGGACGTCGAAGGTCAAGGACGCCTTCAAGTCGCTCGCTCAGTCTGTCGCTGCCGCCTTCACCCAGATCATCAGCCAGAACATCGCTGCGAGCATCCTGCGGGGGCTCGGCGGGAGCGCGTTCGGCGCGGGCATTGGAAAGATCTTCGGCTTCGCAGATGGCGGCATGGTGCGTGGTCCTGGCAGCGGCACCAGCGACAGCATCCCCGCTCGGTTGTCGAACGGCGAATTTGTGCAGCCAGCACGCACGGTTTCCTTCTACGGCGCTGAATTCATGGAAGCGTTGAGGCGGCTCCAGGTGCCGCGACTGGGTCTTGCGACGGGCGGGCGGGGCTACGCCTCCGGTGGGTTGGTGGGCTCGTCGAACAGCGCAGCCGCGCCCGCTCGATCGCAGGACATCCCAGTGCAAGTCAACATCCAGAACAGCGGGACCGGCAAGACAGCCCAGTCAGAAGCCCGGTTCGACGGCAAGGGTCTGGTGGTCAGCGTGCTGCTCGATGACATCCGCAGCAACGGTCCAATCTATCAGGGCATAACAAACGCGAATAGGCTCCGGCGATGATCAGCACCCTCCCAGACTACGCAACCATCCTGCTCGAGGGCTACCGCGAGCGGGTCGTGCCTGCGCTGCTGCGCAGCGAGTTCGAGGACGGCTATGTGCGCCAGGACGCGCCGATCAGCCGCCGCCGGGTCGAACGCGATGTCCGCATCCGACTGTGCGGGCTGGAAGCTCTGCAGCAGTTCAAGTGCTGGCTGAGAGACGATCTGCGCAACGGCGCGGCGTGGTGGACGATGTATGACCCTGTGGAACAGAAAGACGTGCGCTGCAGGTTCGTGGGCGGCGATCTGACCTTCACTACGCCGCGACAAGTGTTCGCGAGCGGAGTCGGGATATGGTTTGCTGAAGGTGTGATCGAGAGCTGGTACTGACATGGCGTACACCACCAACGCTAAGACTCAATTCCGGCTACTCTCGCCGACCCAGACATGGGTCATGTTGCTCGAGGTCAGCCACTCTGCGCTGCCGCAGCCGCTGCGGTTCGTCGTTGACACGCAGTCGCTCGAAAGCCAGGGCAATCGGTATCAGGCGATCTCGGCTTCTCTGGAACTGCCGCCGCAGCAGGAAAACCAACTCCCCCAGGCTCGACTGGTGTTGGACAATGTGTCGCGTCCGTTCGTTCGGATCGTCGAAGACACCTACGGTCTGCGCGGCGCAAGGGTGAAGCTGATCCAGGTGTTTCGCGAGACTCCGAATGTCTGGGAAGCGGAGATCACCCTAAGTGCCGGTAATATAGCGATCACACCGCTGCAATTCAGTTGCGCATTGACCTTCGACAACATCCTCGATAGGCCGGGGACGCCGCTGACCTACAGACCCTCCACCAAACCGGGACTGTTCTGATGAGTTGGGCCACCAAGTACGTTGGGAAAGAGTTCGCCTCCTGCATCCATCTGGTGCAGTACGTCACTGCACGCGAGTTCGGAATCGAGAAAGACCTGCCGGACATCGAGAACCACGCAGCGTTGATGGAGCGTCGCCGGGAGTGGGCGCAGCGAGTGCCGCCGGGGGTGCCCCTGCGGGATGGTCTGGTCGTGTTGATGCGGCCAGACTCGCCGCTGCTGCACGCCGGTCTGCTTTGCCTCGATACGCCAGAACCGACGCTGCTTCACACCGCGCACAAGCCTGGGAGCGCGGTGCTGCAACCGATGCGCATCGTGCGGCGAGTGATGAAGATCGAAGGGATCTACGAGGTGCTCGCTTGATCATCGTTCACTATTACCCTAACCCGTTGACCGGCGAGGGTCGGATCACGCGGTCGGTCGTGAGCCTGGAGCCGACCTGTTACGGGCAACTGGCACGGCTGATGGGTGTCCAGCACGACGTGTCGATCGTCGCCAACGGGCTGACGGTCGACCCAGCAGATCCGGTCGAGGCCCGAGTGGTGACGCTGCACCGCAAGGTCGAAGACCCGGTAAGTGCTCTGGCCTTCTTCTTCGTTGACGCCGGTCTGTTCTTCGGCTTTGAGCTCGCTGCCGCGACATTCATTGTGCAGGCAGGCGCGGCGCTTGCGCTGAACTTCGCGGTCAACGCGATCTTTAAGCCCGATCAAAGTGATCTGGGGAAGATCGACGACACGCCCAACGCTTACAGCGTCAGCGCGGCCAGCAACAGCGTCCGGGCCTACGGCGGTCTGCCTGTCCCGATGGGCTACCTGCGGATGACGCCCGACGTTGACGCCCGCCCCTGGACTCAGTTCGTCAACGACCCGGAAAACATCCGCGAGCAGACCTACATCGAGACGGTCACAAAGCCCTACACCGCAGCGAAAGAAGAGGTTGACAGCGACGGATCAACCTATTGGGCTGACACTGGCATCGCCGCGTTTCAGCCGTACCCGACGAACGGTCCCCAATATGGGCTTACGTTGAACTGGTACTTGTTCAGCGGCTCGAACATCTACAGGACCCGCAGCTTCTGCTTCATCAACCAGACAGCCGTGTCCTACGTCGACCTGTACTACAACACGACGACCGGGTTGTATACGACCAACATATCAACGCCGACCTGGGTCGACTTCACCACGGCGACGACCTACAGCTACGAGACCACGATCACAGGCCAGATCCCTGAGACCACTGTTCAGCTCAACCAGTTCTTCAACTTCGGCCTGGGCGACCTGACGGTCACCGACGTGCGGCTCGGGCAAGTGCCGATCACGAGCTACAAGGGTGTGGTCTCTCGGCTCGCTGCGTTCGAGCAGAACCGCACGGTCTTCTCTGGCGCACCGACGCCTGAGTTCCCGCCCTACACCGCACTAGACAGCGCGTGGCGGCAGAACGTGATCTCGGTCGATGGTGGAGAGCTCCGGCAGAACGCGAATGTGACCGACACAGGTTTCGTGACTCGGTCGAGCTACACGAACGATGTCGAGTTTATCCAGGTCGATCTTTCGGGCCAGCTCTGGTACAGCGGAAATGGCGGACCAGAGCTCGCGACCTGCAACTTCGAGATCCAGTATCGCCCTGTCGCCGGGGTATGGGTAACACCACCCGGCGTGCCAGCGACGATCACGATCTCGAACGCGGACAACTTCCCGATTCGCCGCACATTCGGATGGGCGACGACAACCGGCCAGCGTTACGAGGTGCGTGTCCGCAAGGTCACGACCGACAGCGACGATGCCCGCCTCACACAGGACTTTGAGTTCACGCAGGTCAAGTTTTTCAGACCCGACTACGACGCGGCGGCGGCGGCGACCGAGGCTGTCGACCGGGGCGCGGCGCAGACCCGTTACGGCATCAGTGTCCGAGCGGGCGGCCAGATCAACGGGACAATCTCCGATTTGAACGCGATCGTGTCGGCAAAGTGTTGGGTCTGGACTGGCGGCGGCACACCGACTGCCGCGCCACCGAGCGCCGGGTGGTCCTGGCAGGCTACCGAGAACCCGGCGTGGTGGTACCTCTATTGGACGATGGGCATCTTCCGCCACCGGGCAGCGGCTGCAGGCCACCCGCTCAACGGTCTCGGCTGGATGGTCGGCACCGATCTCGCTGACGGCACCCGGCTCGCTGGATGCGGCGTCGAGTGGGCACGGATCGATGTGGAGTCGATCGCAACTTGGGCGACCTTCTGCACGACCTCGAATCTGACCTTCAGCGCGGTGGTCACCGAGCAATCGAGCGCGTTCGACATCCTCACCAAGATCGCACGGATCGGGCGCGGATCGCCGTCCTGGCACACCGGCAAGCTCGGCGTGATCTGGGAGGACCCCGCAGCGCAGCCAGTCGCTTCTTTCGGCATGCCGTCGATTCTCGCAGGGTCTTTTACCGTCAACTACCTCGGCGAGAACGTGCCCGAGGAGATCGTGTTGTCCTATACCGACCCCGATTCTGACTGGCAAGAGCGGGAGGTCCGGCAGACCGTGCCGGGGTTCATCCTGCCCAACAACGAGCTGCAGATCCGGCTTTGGGGCTGCAAGAGCAAAGCCCAGGCGACCCGTGAGGCACGCATCTTGGCTGCACGGCAGTTCTTCCAGCGACGCCGCGTGTCGTTCCAGGCCGCGCAGGAAGGGCTTCTGATCCGTCGGGGAGACATCATCCTCATCACGCATGATCTGACCAACTGGGCGGGCTCCTCGAGGCTCGCAGACGGCTCTGCGGGCACCTTCGTGCGGCTGGTGCGGCGGCTTGAGCCGATGGGCGCGACCGCAGTGTTCGTGCGCATCGTCAACCCCGACGGCACAGAACAGACAGGCACGGCGACAATCGTCGAGGGCACGCACGAACTTACGGTGACCGGCGTCAACATCGACTTTGCCGCGTTCCCTGACGCCGTGCCCGAGGACTGGGTCTGCTATGTCGGGCCAGAGGCAACACCCGGCAAGAAGTTCCGCGTCACATCTGTCGAGCCTGCTGACGGGCGCACCGTGTCGATCACCGCTGCAGACGAGCGCCCAGAGATGTGGTCGTTCGAGTATGCGGGCGGTGTTGGGCCTATCGGGCCTGTCCCGGATGCTTGGCCTCCGGACGAATCAGATCTCGGAGACTCGGGCGAGAGGCTGGTCGCCCGCATACAAGGGCTCGCGGTCACCGAAAAAAACTGTGAGTCTGGGTGGCACCTAGTCGAGTGGGAGTGCGTCAACGCCCGTGGGGGCATCGTGACGATCCAGCCGCCCGGTAGAGCCGCCGGTTCCTACAACGTACTCGGCGAGCAACTGCTGCTGCAAGGCCCGATCACCAACGGCACGATCTTCTCTGTTGCACCGCTGCTGGACATCCCGGCAGTTGGATCAATTTCTGACACCTTCACCTACCAAGGATAGACATGGACGACATGCAACCGCGCCCGAGCATTCGGGAACTTAAGATCCAGGCCAAAATTGAGCTCGACAAGCTGCAGGCCCAGGCTTCGGCCAAGGACGTCGCAGGCAAGGCGATCGGGCGGCAAGGACTGTTCTACATCACGCTGATCGTCGTGCTCGGCGTAGGCGCGAGCGTCGTGCTCGAGAACGAGAAGATCGCAGCGGTGATGGGGCTGTTGGGTGCGTCGCTGACCGCGCTGATCAGCATGCTGAACGGCATCGCTGGCACCGCGCCCAAGCAAGAGAAGCCGGAATTCAAGATCATCGAGACCTTGATCGAACGGATCTCGGAGCGTGAGCAACCGATGAATGTTGACGTTGGCCCTGACGGGCGTGTCACGGTCTCGAAGGGTAGTGATCATTCCGTGCTGCGCCCAACTCAGCGTGGCTCGGACATCAAAGCAGGAGGGACTGACTGATGTTGCTCGATCTACTCAAGACTGTAGCGCCGGGGCTGGCAACAGCCGTCGGTGGCCCAATGGCTGGCATGGCTGTTAAGGCGATCGCCGACAAGCTCGGCTGCGCACCCGACCAAGAAAGCGTCGCGGCTGCGATCCAGTCCGATCCGGCGGCGGCTATGAAGTTGGCCGAGATAGATCTGCGCCAGTTCGAGCTTGAGAACGAAGATCGCGCCAACGCCCGGGCGATGCAGATCGAGGCGCTGAAACAGGACAGTTGGTTCGCGAAGAACTTCATCTACCTGTTCACCGCTGCGTGGAGCATCTTCGCCGCGACCTACTTCGCCTTTGTCACCTTCGGAGAAGTCCCTCAAAGCGGCACGCGGTTCGCGGACACTATCCTGGGCGTGTTGATTGGAACGGTGATGACGGGTTTTTTCAACTTCTTCTTCGGCTCTTCAAAGTCGTCGAAGGACAAGACTGACGCACTTGTGAAAGGAATGAAATGAAAGAGAATTGGAGCGCGGCTTTCGACCACATGCTCGAGTCCGAGGGCGGGTTTGTAGACGATCCCCTCGATCGGGGCGGAACCACTATGCTAGGCGTAACGCAAAAAACTTGGGAAGATTGGCTCAAACGCCCGGTCACAAAAGACGAGATGCGGGCGCTCACAAAAGAGCAGGTGGAACCTCTATATAAGACGCGCTACTGGGACGCAATAAAAGGCGACCAACTGCCCGACGGTGTCGACTATCTCGTGTTCGACTTCGCGGTGAACGCTGGCCCTGGCAGGGCTGCCAAGTTCCTGCAGAAAGCTGTCGGGGCGAACCCCGACGGCGCGATTGGCCCTGCAACGCTGGCGGCTGTCGCCGCGAAGAATCCGCTCGAGGTGATCGAGATGTTCAGCACTGTCAAGTCCGAGTTCTATCACGGTCTCGTCGAAAGCGATGCCACGCAACAGCGGTTCCTCCAAGGCTGGCTGAACCGCGTCGCATCGGTCAAGCAGCACGCGACGGAACTGACCGCTTAACCTTGCCGCGACGAAACCCGGCGGGCATGGGTGCGCCGGGTTTTAACTGACGGTTTGCTGTTCCGTTGGTGACCCAGACGCTTCCGCGTGTACGATCGCCGACTGCAGCCCGAGCCTCAGGCGACGACATATGCTGCCGCGCCTGTTCGCTCAAGCGAGCACGAGCCTCGGGGTTGGCATGGGATTGCCGCATCTGTTCGCTCCGGCGAGCGCGAGCCTCGGGAGATAACCATTGTTGCCGCACCTTCTCGCTCTGGCGAGCGCGAGCCTCGGGGTCAGCCCAGTATTGCCGCGACTGTTCGCTCCGGCTAGCGCGAGCCTCGGGGTCATCCCAGTATTGCCGCACCTTCTCGCTCTGGCGAGCGCGAGCCTCAGGCGACGACATCCGCTGCCGCATCTGTTCGCTCAAGCGAGCACGAGCCTCGGGGTCGTCCCAGTATTGCCGCGACTGTTCGGCAGCAAGAGCACGAGCCTCGGGGTTGGCATAGTATTGCCGCGACTGTTCGCTCAAGCGAGCACGAGTCTCTTCGCTGTGCACCATGCCCGAGGGACCTTCGCCGCCGTCGGTCATGTTCACCAGTTTATACCCCATGTCCCTAAAACACTCGATCAACAGTTTCTCATGTTCGAAGGCCTCATCTTCCGTGGGCCAATGTGACAAGATCTCAGCGGTAAAGCCGTGCTTCGCTACGACATTACGCCAGTAGCGATTGCGACTTCTGGTGTCCTGGTGCCGGTTACCCTGACCTTTGCCGATATAGAACACGACACCGTCATCGGCTCGCTTATGGATGTAGGTGTAGAATTTCATTTCTGGATCTCCTGGAAGTAGCGGGAAAAACGGTCCCGGTCGACCATCCAGAACCGGTTCTCCGCGTCGCACCAGACCTGGACAAAATCAGCAGTAACGTCGATTATTATCACGACCACGCCGGTGGTGGTGTGCCGGTAATCGGCGTCTAATTTGATAGCCCTCACTTGATAAGTCTCCCCTTTGGATTTGCCCATTCCTCGGGCGCGGCCACACAATCGGTCGGCATCTCGTAGGTCTCGAATTTGTGACCGCAGTCATTACATTTCTTTTTTCTCCAGACCCAGTTGAAGCGAGTGTCGCGTCGGGTCGCGGTCGTGCGGGTGTTCCAAGTCCCGCAGTCCGGGCACATGCTCATGTGTTCTTCTCCTTAAGTTTTGCTTCAGCCCACAACGCACCACCCGCGAAATGCACGAACGCAGCCGGGTCGTGGTTCATTGATGCCCATGCTGCTTGGATCTCTTCGTCGGTCAGCTCTTGCCATTGGCGCGGAGCGGTGTAGAGGGGGTGTCTTTCAATTGCGTAAGGTGGTGGCTCGGATGCTGTAACCACCCAACTGTCCCACTCGTTATTGACGCGTTCTTTCCATCTCCACGCCACCGGCTCCTGCTTCATTGCTTCGATTGTCATTTCTTGTTCTCCAAGATCACACGCTGGCCAGGATCGAGCCAGACGTTGAGCACGAACTGCTGCCGCAGCAGCGTGTTGCTGGTGTGAGCCGCTAACACAGTTCCTCTTTGAGTCACTGGAGACTCATAGCTCTCGATCACTTTGCGAAGAGCTTCTGCGGCTTCGGCCCGCACGACCTTCACTCCACGACGGCGTGACTCGTCGGTCTGGGGGTCGATGGCCTCAAGGGCTTGTTTCAATACTTCTAACATCAGGGCCCCCATTTGTTGTCGGAAAAGAGGGCCCCCTCATGTTGAGCTAGTCGCAGACTCAGTACCCGAGCGAAGGCGAAGGCATCATGAACCTGTGACTCTGTAAGCTCGAGATGTTTAGAGACATCATTCATAACGACCTTGACCACGTTATTGAACAGAGTCAATTTCTCTTCGACTGGGAGTGTCTGATCGAGGGCTATCACAGTGACTGCGGCCATTGAATGGGCGAGCATCGCAAAGGTTTGAACCTCTCGACTGTTCTTCGAGAAGAAACTCTCGAACAAATCTGCGATGTCATCGAGTGCTTCTTGACGATTAGTCATGTTTATCCCCGTGTTGGGAATGGGCATGAACCCAGATTCGGCGAGACAGGACCACGATCTCGGTCGCAGCCTCTTTGGCTCCTGTCCAATCTCGATTAGTCAAACAGGCAGATAGTGTGGCTAAGGCTTTATCAGCTGCGATTGTGTCCTGCGACCAGTCGTAATGCTGATTGGGGGTCGGGTCATACATCTTTATCTCCAAAGAAAATGAATTCGCGGTTCGATTCTTGCCACCACTGAATGGCCTCATGGTGAGGATAGAGGGACCGACAAACGATTCGTTTGCAAGAGGTCCCCAGGAGTAACTTAACACAAGACAAACAGGGTGTAGTCGTGATGTAAGCAGTTTCCACAGACCAAGGATCCGACAAAAGGATGATCGCATTCTGTTCAGCATGGATCGCTTCACATTTATCGAGCCCTTGACCCGAGGGGAACTTGGCTCCGGGGCATGGGCATCCTTCGGAACAATGAGGTCGACCAGCAGCGACCCCGTTGTATCCCATAGAAAGCACTCGACCCCGAGAATCCACTAATATACAACCGACCTGCCTGCGAATGCAAGTGCCACGTTCCGCAATCAATTCGGCCATTCGAAGGTAGATATCATCCCTGGTTGGTCTCACGTTCTACTCCGAAGAGTGTAGACGCCCCGATCAACCCGTTCGACCATCCCCTCTGTGATCATTTCGGACAACCGAGTCGAGATCGTGTCTTGGTAGTAAATGAAATCTTTCAGTTTCTGTTCTTGGGTCTTTCGATCCAAAAGCACCAGAGAGAATTCAGCCAAGTCTCGAAGAGTCGATCGACCGTTGAGATACAGGCATGTGACGATTGCGCTTTTTTGAAGCAGTCCTATGTTTCCGAGTCGCATGTTAGTCCTTTGGAGTTGCGGATATGGCAGGAGTCTTTCAACCAACAGGCTTGGCAGGCCGCTTCCTGATCAGCATATCCAGATGTAGAACAGAAGTCCAGTTTCGCTTGTGATACCATCGGATTGGGTTTAAGAATTCGACCCCCCTCGGTTTGGAAAGGACGTCCCTCGATATGAGCCTTCACTTGTCCAGCAACGAAAGTACAGAACTGAAGGGGCATGGCCTTTCCGGTTTGTTTGATTCCCCTTTGACCGTCTGAATCATAGGGTTCCCATATTTTACGATAAGGTCCCTCGGGATCTGAATAAAAAATGAAGGTGTCAGGGAAGCCTTGGATTCGGGCCCGTTCCCGCACAGTCAAAGGTAATCTACGAATGGGATGAATTGGGTCATACCCCCCGGACAATACAGGGCATGGTCCGTCCCATCGAGGATTTGTGGTTCCGGGCCGGACTTTCCTCTCTCCTTCCGGGCTGTAATAGTGAACATTCCCCCGGAGTTCGGCGGCTGCGATCTCCTGAAGTTCTTTCCATTTCAGCCGATCTCCGTAGAATCGAAGGTTCACATACCTTCCCGGGGCTCGTTCGAGGTCAACAGTCGCATGGTTCGGAACCGTGCCCTGTCCCGAAGAGTCTATCAGGTCTGCGATCATGCTTTGAATCGAGAGTTGATGAGTTTTTTCGTCAGGTCGGAATACAAACCTCTCAGATTTCAAAGCTCCCACGACGAACATTCGATTTCTTTGCTTCTGGATGTTTCCGTATCCGTAGTTCGAGACCCATTCTGGGAACAGGTCATAGTCGGGCAGGAGTCGAACATAGTCTTCCATCGGAAAAGGACCGAAGGAAGCAGGCAGGTCATCCATCAAAAAGAATCGAGGGCGCAAGATCCCGATCATCCGAATGAACATCGGAATATCACTGACATCAGAACCCCGAGTCGCTTGGTATTCGCCAGATCCTAAAGTTACGGAATGAGAAAGTGTACTGAACCTACCACATTCCGGGTGTCCCGCCAAGAAATCAATCTGCTGCGGAATCAAGTCTTTCGGAGTGTCATTCAACCCACGGGACATATAGGCCCCGGGAAAGTTCTCTAGGAAAGTACTCTTCGCTTTCGGATCAGACCTATATCTATAATAATCGCGCCACTCTAAGTTCCCTATAACATTGAACCCGAGCTCTTGGGCCCCGTACAACATTGACCCAACACCACTCGTGAACCCAAAAGCAACTAAGCCCGAGTTCTTGGGAGACCCGACGGGTTCTTGGAAGACAGGTTGGGTCCTGTATTTCAGACCCTTAGGGTCGTCCAACAACCCAAACCGTTCCTCGTCAGAGTTAGCTTTACGATGAATCCATCCACCAGACTTAGGCATTTGATCTTCCTCGAGGTTTCGACACTTTCGGGGCGGTCAAAGAACCTAAGACCGAGTCCCTCGGAGCAGCGACCTTGAACCCCGCATAGGGGACAGGGCCGAGAGGTTGGTTAAAGAAGACCCGCTTCTCTAATGAATCGGGGTCATGGAACGCATAAGGATTCTCGGCTTTGATCATCTGAATCATTGCATCGAGATCCTCGATCGTTGCATAGAGCCCAAGTCGACCAGATGGACCACCTAAGTCACGCAGGGATTTTTGTTGGTCTGCAGTCAAGAAGTGTGCTACAGTCATGCCTTACTCCCGGTTAGAATTGCTTTGATCCGTTGTTCCGGACCGACCCAGCCTTCAGGTTTGATTGCATCGGCTACGCCTTCGACAGCCCGCGATTCTTTGGTTCCGCGCTTCTTCTCGAAGTTCGCATCCATCACCGCATTGAAGCACGCTTCTGCCTGTTCTTCGGTCAACCCTAAGCGAGCCAGACCTCCAAGGGCGAAGATCACCGTGTCGACCAAAGCATCGACTTGATCGACCAACTTGTCGGCGACCTCGAGCTCACCCGCTTCTTCTTGGATTGCTCCGACTAACCAGGCCTGTTCACCATAGTGAAAGGGCTTGAGAGACCTATCACCGATCTTAACGACCGACTTATTGAACTCGTAGACTCGAGACAGCATTTCTAAACTCCTGGACAAGTTGAACACGATGTTGAAGTTGATTCTGAAGCACTGCAGCGGACTTCAAAGGATGCTTATTCCGCTGAATGATCTTCTCCGGGACTAGCCCTGTTGCGGCGATTTTCAATTCCTGCTTCTGGGTTCTATATCCCCAAGGGATCGATAGAGCCATAGCGACGATCGTAGGAGCTAGGAAGGGTGATCTGAGTTCGATCGTCTCCCTCATCATCACTCGATCGAGTCGAGGAAGATGGTAGTAAGGGAGCTCGCAGAAGACGTCGGACTTTTGACTGTCGTACTCTTGGGCCCGGGAATACCCCCCGAAGAGTTCATCAGCCCCGTCTCCAGTTAAGCAAACATGGTAGCCAGCCTCCTTGACCGCTCTCGCCAACTGGATCTGAGGTAACAGTGACCCTAGGTCCAAAGGGGCCTGCATGATCGAGACCGCTTCGGATAGAGAGACCTCGGATACAGGCAGGGTCCGGACTCCGGGAGGAAGGAACTCGGATTCACCGTTCTCGACAGAGAAGCAAGCGACCTTCTGGCCGAGTGACTTCAAGGTGTAGTAGATGATCGAAGAATCAAGCCCGCCCGAGAGCAATAGAGCCACAGGACGATCGCTGATTAGCCGGTTCGAAACTGAATCAGTAATCGCTCTGTCGAGGTCATAGAACCGAGGGACCTCGTCCCAGTTCCAGTAGGTCCGAAGGTTTGATTTTCCGCCTTTCAGAGTCAATGCCGCACCTGGAGGAAGTTGGTAGATCCCTTTGAACCCGGTCCGACCGGAATAGTCGTACCCGAACTTGATGCAATTCGACAGGTAGATCTCGTCTAACTCGGGGGCAGGCGCGAGTTCGAACATCGGGAAGATCTCGGAACAGATGATTTGATGTTCAGGCCACCAGTACAGAGGCTTGATCGACAGGTGGTCGGTCATAGCAACGACTTCACGGGATTGCTTGACATGTACAACTGACCAGAACCCATCTGCTCCGTGGAACCCTTCATAGTCTTCCGACTTCAACAGTTCGATCAGATAGGGTTGTTCCCCGATTCCGTTGTGGTTGAAGAACTCCCCAACGAAGGCTACTGAGTCGAAGTTCGGAAGGTCGAAGGGTTGATCTCCCTCCTCGGAGAGGTCTTGAATCGCGAGTCGGGTGTGCCCCAGCCACCACCCGTTCTTGATTAGTAACTTTGAGGACAAACCGCGGTAGCTCATCTTGTCAAGGGCCCGGGTTACTGCATCCGACTTGAACTTCGTTGGGGCAAGGATCAACCCGCACATGTTAGGCGCTCGACGAGTTTATGGACCGGCATCTGGGTCCAAGCATACATGATCACGGTGACGCCGCTCTTTGAGAGAAGGTCCATCGTGATGTCGTAGTCCTGAACGACTGCCCGGTATTGCTTCAGGACCTCTTCGAGATGCTGAGACGGTTTGTGTGGCTTCTTCGACCGATCAATCGCCTTGAACATGTCGGACATTTGAGGAAGCCGGCAGTAGACCACGATGGGGTCAAACCGTTTCAACCGATCATGAAGTTGAAATTCCGGAATGAAGGACCGACGAACTGACACTCGGGAATAGATCGGTTCCGAGATATGCGGAACCCGATCTATCACATGGGTATCGAACTTCTGCTCGACTTCATCGAGTTTATCCTCCAAGATCAACTTGTTGACCGGAGGTCCACCGCTATGGAACACTTCGCGATTCAGGCTTCGGGCCAAGGAAGCAGCGAGGGTTGATTTTCCCGCGCCGTCCGGGCCTTCAAGAATGACTGGTCTTTCCAATTGCATATCTCCTGACTAGGTTGAGGACATTTGATTGCACAGTTTCTTTCGAATCCAAGACTTCCAAGAGGAGTTCGTCGACAGTCTCCTTCGCGACGAGGAAATGAAACACGACTGGATGTTGCTGTCCCTGCCTGTCGATACGGGCCATTGTCTGTGCCATATATTCGTATGAAAAAGAAGCAGAGAAGATGATCATCGTGTGAGAGCCTTGTTGGAGGTTCAATCCATGGCCTCCTGACTGAGGATGAAGGAAGAGAAGAGGTATTTTACCAGAATTCCAGTCGGGTAACAAGTGCGTTTCTAAATTTTTGCCTTGGGGAAAGGCTTTCTTCAGAGCAGCAAGTTCATGAAGGAACTGGTAGACCAGTACAACCGGGGATCCAGTCTCTTCGAGGATCGACTCTACCGCTTTGATCTTTTCTGTATGGATAGCGGTAGCAACTTGGTTGTCGTCATACACGAAGCCACTTGCGACCTGTCGCAATTTCATCAGGCCAGCAGCCGCAGAGGCCACAGTGACTGTGGTCTGGAGGAGTTGAGCAAAGGCTCGCTTTTCGATGTCTTTGTAAACCTTCTTTGCTGGTGCAGGCAGGTCGATCGAGACAATGTTACGGATCACTTCACGCGGAGGAAGGTTCCCAGCGGCTTCGACCCGAAAGATCAAGTCACTGATCTTCGATGTGATCTGGTTAAGTGTTCCTTCACGCGGCTTGTACGAATAGCCCATGTAGTCTGAGGGTTCAAAGTACCTGTCCCGGAACCGCGAGAAAGAGGTCTCGAGTCTTTCCCCTTGGTCGAGGATGAAGATCTGACTCCACAGATCGAGTAGTGAGTTTGGACTCGGAGTCCCGGTCAAGATGTACCGATTACTAAAGCTTCCGACATGCTTTCGGATTGCTTTGAACCGCATTGTCGAATGGGACTTGAACTGGCTTGACTCATCGATGATCAAAGTCTTAAAGATCCCTGTTTTTAAGGACTCTTCTAGGATCTCCGGGTTCGTCAAGTAGACATCTGCTGGTTGTTTGCGAGCAAGTGCGCGTTCGGATTTCGACCCACGGACCAACGAGAACCGGAGTCCTCGGGTCGCTGGCCAGAGTTCGGCTTCTTGGCGCCAGACATTCTCGATCACTCGAATAGGACCAACTAGAAGGATCGGTTTCGGAAGATCCAACATCGCGTGCAGAGCTATTGCGGTCTTGCCCAATCCCATGTCAATGAACAACCCGCCCCTAGGCGTCTGTTTCATGAAGTCGATTGCAGCGATCTGATAAGGACGAAGTTGCCTCATTTCTCCCAGCTCCTTGAGAGGATTCGCCTATCTGATTCGAACATATGAAGAGAAGTGATGTGCATCGTGAATGCCCCTGGAACTATGTGGTGCCACTTGGCCGGATCAGCCAGTTTGCAAGAATTTAAGATCTGGATTAACAGTCGAACGGTCAGATAGATATCATCTAAAAAATGGCGAAAAAAATCGCAGGATCGCATAGGGTACACAACGTGAAGCCGAGAGTCTCTACATATGAAATGATACCCAAGAGTACAAGGGACTCGTTTGTTGAGACGAGCTGCACCGAGATCTTCCGGGAACCAGACAGGCAGATAGGCTTGTCGGGTCGTAGGGTCGGCCACTAGAAGTTCGACTAGATCATCGAGATCACCATAAGGAAACCGAACCCCTTGTCGGATCTTCGAGTCCTCGGGTGTCTCTGGTAGAACACCATCCGGGGTCAGGCCAGCGAACTTCGGCCAGTACCGTTCAGCATATGAATGGTCGAACTGGGGATCGACTTCTCCGTCTCGGCGATGGGTATCTGCTGACTTACTGAATGGCCAGATCCGCCAAGTCAGACCCGGGTTGATCGGGTCTCCGCTGACTCGTTCCTGTTCGAAATGTTCATCGGCCCACGGAAGGCTCGGTTTGAAAACCTTTCGGTACAGATCGAGGTCGGTTGTCGGAAGGTCCAGGCAGAAGGAATAGTTCAGGATCTCTACCATCCTATCTGGAGCCTTGGTTGATTGCCAAGACCCAGATTCGATAGCAGGGGCACGAGCAAACTTATACCGGATGTCAGCTAGAACAGCATCAAACTGAGTTTTTAATGTTAACATTGATGAATTCCTTGAGGTGGTCTTCGCCTTGTATAATATCAGAAGGAAACCCCAAGGTTCGCAAAAATTTAATGAAGCGGGCTTGGTGTGGTGAGACCCGACCTCGAACCGCTTTCAATTCGACGAAATAGATCCTTGCCCCAGGAAGAAGGATCAGTCTATCCGGGATGCCTCGATAGAGGAACGCTGGGAGTTTGATACACAGGCCATTAGAGTCTTTGACAGCGCGTGTCAGTCTCTTCTCGAGTGTTGACTCTTTAACGGTCTTCATTTCTGATACCGCTTTGCAATCGCCCCTTCGGTCGCAATCGGAAAGCCCTCGGCCCAAGGACTCGAAGAGCATAGGAGTCGTTCGAATTCTCGAAGGTCCGACTCGGATTTCCGACCTTCGGCGATCGCTTCGTCATGAACATGACCGATGATCTTGAACCCCGCCTTGTCAGCAGCGATCAACCCATCACGCAGGATGTCTCGAGTCAGAGCCTGGATTATGTTCTCGGTGAGTGAGCCTCCAAAAGTATCGGTCTTGACCCATCCGGACCCGAGCGGCGTATAGAACTCAAAGGTCTGCCTGCTTTGGCCATTAAACTCTTCGAGTCCGAGGCTCGGGATCGGATAGGCGATCCTACCAGACGGCATATCGACGAACAGTACTTTCACCCCGTTTGCTAGAAGACGGGGAGAAATTTTCAGGCGGCCCAAAGTCACATCCTTCCAGTCCCGGGTCGCTTTGACGCAAGCCTTCTCGATGTCATACCAGAACTGAATGATCTTCGGAACCGACCGACGGTAGCCCGAGACTGCCTGAACAGCATCTTCAAGTTCAATCGTTCGACCGAACTTCTTGACTGTCTCAACGAACCGAGGAGGCCCCATTCCGTAGTTGCATCCGAGGGTTAGTTGTTTCCCGAGGAACCTCTGGGGACCAGTTACTTGGTCTGGTGAAACATGAAAGACCTTCGATGCTGCGACCTTGTAGACGTCCTGTTTGTTCCTGTAGGCCTCAACCATCCAGTGTTCATTCACTAGCCAAGCGAGACCACGAGGTTCGACTGCGGAATAGTCAGCGATCAGGAGATGCTCTTGCGATTCAAAGAATCCCCGAATACTTTGGGCTAGAACGGTCAGAGGCCTCGAGAAGAACAGGGTCAAGATATCCGGGGCATGTTGAAGAAGGGACAGAGCCGCTTCCGGGTTCGATTCGCCTTCGGGTTTCTGAAGGTTATGAAACTGAACGCCAGTACTGGACCATCTCCGAGTCGATGCGGCCGAGAACAAGAAGCCTCCACGGATCCGAGAGTCTTCCGAGACGGAAGCTTGAATCGACTTAAGCTTCTTAGTGCCGGCCCGACTGAGTTCAATCCGGGCATTCAAGAGGTCACGCAGGTCGGAAGGCAGCCCTTCGGTCGCTGCGAGATCCTCGACAGTCTGGGCTTGAAGGTTCGGAACTTCCCACCCCCGGGACTTCAGATAATCAAGGGTTCGTTCCCGTTGGGTTGGCCGACACCCAGAGATCTTCTGAGCTTGGTCCAACAACTTCTCGGAATACTCTCCAACAAACTGGTCAGCTTTTCTGACAAGCTCCAAGTTGACCGGAATCCCGGTGTCATTGATCTTGTAGTCGAGGATGAATGCTTCCCGTTCTATATCCGAAAGTGGGGGAAGGATCTTGTCAAGGGTGACTTCGACTCTAACATCCTGTTTACAGTACTCGATGAATTCCTGGAACTCGGACGGTCGATCTCTCGGATGAATTCGACCGTGCTTCTTCGACGGCTTAGAGAAGATCTGAATCAGGTCCTGTCCTCGGTCGTCCTTCTGAGCTTTAATCCCCAGGGCCTTAGCTGCGCCAGCCAGAGACCCAGGGATAGCAATCATCCGAGCTCGGGCAGCGGTGCAGTCCCATTGCTCGGGTTTAGGGGTCACAGGGAACTTACAGACCTTAGTCCAGATCAGACGTTCGAACTGGACATTATGGGCACAGATAATTGCTCCCCTCTGAATCGCTTCGAAGAGGGGAGCAAGTTTCGACAAGAAGTCCGGTTGAGTAAGGTCGACACCAACCGGGTCAGAATGCCCGTCCGAGAAAGCAAGGATCAGGGCCTCAGTACTCGGATCTTCCGCATACCGAAAAGCCCCGGATTCTTTCAGGTCTCGTTCGGAATAGGTTTCAAAGTCAATGTGCCATGACACTGGAAGTCCCTTTAGAGACGTTGATCAACAGGGAATCGGCTTTGAACTTCGCCCATTTCTCGTGGTAGGCTGGATCTTCGCTAGGAGGGACCCAACCGAACCGACGAAAGGTCTGAAGGACATCGGTGGCCGCAGCGGCTTTGTAGGGGATGGTTTCCGGTTCAGTCGTCATTTCCGTTTCCCAGTAGCAGGCAGGTTGAGGAGGATCTGGCGACCGTTCAATTCGATCGACAGGAGTCCTTGTTCAGCCAGACGGTGGGCCAGATGCGAAGCGCGAATCGACTTGATCCCGAGCTTGCGAGCAAGCAGGGCGCAAGGGATTCCCGGCTCCTTTTCGACGCCCTTGATCAGGGCCTTCATATCCTTGATTGCTTCTTCGGTCGGAGGCCTACCGCGGCCAGAGTATTCGAGAGACATGATTTTTTCTTTCAAAAAACTTCGTTGAGAGGGGGAGGGAGGGGGCAGGATTTTTTCTTACCCCCTCCCCGGGGGAGGCAACATACCCTGTCAAGGGTAACATTGCCCTGTTGCTACTTACATCAGTGCTTCGTCGGCTTCGTCAAGGTCTCCGAAGGCGGACTTGGCGGACCGCCTACCTGCTTTCCTCTCTCCGTCCCCAAGCTTCTGGACCGAGTTCAGGATCGCAGAGACTCCGCGATTCCCAGCCTTGTCGTAGGCGAACAGGTAGATGTCCATCCTAGCCTTGCAGCCAGAATAGAAGTCCATCAGGTCCATCAACGGCTCGGTGTCGGAATCAACAACCTGAGGCTTCTCGTTGCTGCGGGCAGTCAGGAAGACCTTACCCTGGAAGTCCTCTTCGGTCTTGGAATCGCCGGACCGGAGGGGGTTGTTCAACTGACCCTTCTCCAGCATAGTGGTAGCTTTCGCCCCGAACTTCGCTACTGCTACCTGTTTGATCGCCTCTTTCAGCTTAGCCAACCGGGTGTCATTCTCGTCCCACAGAATCGTGAGGGAGTACTGGTCCGGCTTGCCTTCCTGCATCGCCTTCTGGGGGCGGAACACCCAAGCGTAAGCCGCTTGGCCGGGGGGAGTAACAATCTGCATCTCAGTTCCCTTCAGTCAATTGAGTCACATAACCCAGAGTCATGCCGCTCGACTCTGAGACCACAATCTCGGCTAGCGACTTACGGAAAGTCGATTTGCCGAGTACCTTCTCCGCCTGGCTGGGGCTCAACGGAACCCGAGGAGCAACCACATCCAAGCTTGCGAAGTTCGTTAGGATGTCCACGATGTCGACATCCTCGGACCATTTCCTCGTCGCTCGTTTCGGGACGAGTTTCACATTCGAATATTCAGACCCTGCTTCGAGGTTCTCGAGGAGTTTAGCCTCGATAGCTGTTAACCATGACTTGATCAAAGGCAGTTCTCGAGCCACAGAATCAAGGTCGATTCCAGGGTCATCAATCGGTGTCATCTTAAACCTCTCGATCGAAGCTTTAGCAACAGCGGGGCAAACCCCGAGAGCCGGGCAGTAGTGGCGGCAATGATCCCCCACGACTAACTGACCATTGTTGTAGTTCAAAGTGATCGCCCGGTTAAGGGAATCTTCGAATTCGGTCAATTCCTCGGGCGTTACATAACAGGTCCGAATCGGGCCGTCAGGGTGATGGCCCCGGGGCTGAAGGACAGCTATCTCGTAATTAGGTCGGGGTCCGAATAGATGAACAGCCCCGACTAAATATGTCAGAAGTTGGGTATTGTTCTGGACCTCTACCTGACCGAACCCATATTTAAGGTCGGCGATCAGGATCGAATCCTCCGAAACAATAACGATGTCTGAGGTCCCAGTCAGATCGACGAAGCCGAACTTCTCCCCGAAGTCAACCCGGACCTCGCAGTGAAGAACCCCGTCCCTCTTCTCGACCTGGGATTGAATCCAATCGGCACAGCCCCAGAGATGATCGACCATCTCGGAGTTCGGTTGGTCGGCCAGATTCTTCCTGCCAGCCAAATGATCTTCTAGAAGCTCATGAGCCTGCGTGCCTTCTTCGGCCGCAGCAGACGACTTCCTTTCGATTGACCGATTCATCTTGAACCAGCCGTGACACTTCAACCATTTGTCGGAACTGGACGGAGGCAGATCGCTATGTTTAGCCATTGCAGTAGTGCTTCACCATCGCGTTCAACGAGTCGAACATCTCTTGGTAACTCGCAGGGTCGGCTGCGGACAGGTTAGGAAGTTGATACCTCGACAGGTACCCTTTGAATTCTTCCTTGAACCCGGCCTTGATCAGCTGGACCGCGAGATTCTGAATGTCCAACAACTCAATAGCCTTCGGCTTCGGTTCAGCGACCACAGGCTCTGTGGTCGGAGGGTCCAAGTCGGGATCAATCGCATCCGCGATCAATCGGAGACCTTCGGCAAGCTTTTTTAGATCCATGTGTATGTTCTCTGATTTGATTTAGATTGGATTATAAGACATAAGTCCTTGGGTTTTTCCTGCGTTCCGTCAAATTTTTGCTGTTGCGAACTGTTACGATTTTCGAATTTACATCCTTCAAGAATTCATTCAGAATAGCTCTTGTAGTACAACTCAACCTTCAGGAGCAAATCATGGCAAACATTTGTTTGAACTACCTCGAAATCGCCGGACCGAAAGCGGTGATCAAGACCTTGTATCAAGTCATGACCCGAGAGGATAACCCGATGTTGTTCGGGTATCTTCGCCCGGAACCGGACTACAGCAAGACCGAGGTCCTTCCGACTTTCCCGCAGGTCTCCGGGATTCAACCTGTGACTACTGACCACTCGTGGTACGACTGGCGTTTGCAGAACTGGGGCACCACGCAGGAGTTAAGCGAGGAAATGCGCTTCGACTTCCACTACGAGGAGGGTTTCCCGGACTACGCTGCGGTCAAAGGTTGCTTCGAGACCGAGGGGACACTGCCTCGCCAAGCGGTGCAGTATTTCGCTGACGCGAACCCGGGAGTCAAGATCCAGTTGTTCTACTACGAATCGGAACTTGGCTTCTGTGGGATCTACGACACCGACGGAGACAGTAAACACTTCAGTGTTTCAGGTAAGAGCTCGTCAGAAGTCAAAGCAATAGTCCCGCAACAACTTCAAGATATCTTCAACATAGTAGAAGATATTGAAGAAGCCGAAGCGTCAGACGAAGACTAACCAAACAGCGACGCTGGGTCCCAAAGACCCGGCGTCAGTCTGTTGCGAACTGTTACGATTTTCGAATTTACATCTCTCAAGAATTCATTCAGAATAGCTCTTGTAGTACAACTCAACCTTCAGGAGAACAACATGTCTGCCAAGTATCATTTCTTTGCTTCGAACTTCGTCGAGTTCCATGTCGATTCGAACCTACGCCGCTTGATCAAGTTCATGGATAAGCGCGGGTTTGACTATGCAATCTGGCAGGTGCCGCTGCCGATCGAGGCCGAGTACCTGGTCGACAACTTCCGGCCGATGACGGAGGCAATGTACCTGGGTATGTTCCATTGCAAGGACGCCTAATGAACATCTTTATTCTCGATGACGATCCAGTCGATGCGGCAATCGCCCAATGCGACAAGCATATCGTCAAGATGCCGCTCGAATCAGCTCAGATGTTGTGCACGGTCGCGTTCGCGAAGGGTCGGGTCGCTAGGTATAAACCGACGCACGCGAATCATCCGTGCACTCTCTGGGTCGGTGAGAGTTTGTCTAATTGGATTTGGTGCCGCGACCATGCAATCGCATTGTGCAACGAGTACACCTTCCGTTATGGTCGGCGTCACGCATCGCAAGACGTGATCGAGGAACTCGAGACGCCGGACTTCGACAAGAAGATCGGTACAGCGTTCGTTCAGGCGATGCCTGATGATGTCAAGGACTCCGACCCTGTGATCGCCTATCGCAACTACTATCGGAAATACAAGAAGGACTTCGTATCATGGCGCCGGCGTTCTCCGCCTGATTGGTTTACTCAAGGAGATAGAAAATGAGACCGAAAACACATGACGAAAGAAAGGCGATGCGGAACGACAAGATCAAAGAGTTCCTCGTCGAACTGCTCTTTGCCACGTTCATCGCCACTGGCTTTGTCTTCACCACGCTGTACGCATTCGACGCTTTGTTCAAAGGATGAAATCATGAAGATCTTAAAGTACATTACTCTCGGCACCATCGTTCTGGTTGTATTCATGTTGATCAGTCACGAGGTAAACATGAAAGACCCGAAGTACCGACACCGCGTGGAACTTCGAAATACTATCGACGCCTGCTGGGAGGAGCAGAGCCGCAAGTCTCACTCACCAGCGGTGGCTCGGTTCGTCGCCGGAACCTGCGAGAGCCTCGAAGCACAGCTTCGGAACATGCCCCGTTAACTGTTGCGATTTGTTGCGAAAGATTGATTTACATCTCCCGGGAATTCATTCAGAATTCTCCTTGTAGTACTTCTTCACCCAACCGAAAGGACTTCACGATGGATATCTCGACCGCTCTCTCGATCCTGCCAGATCACAAAGCCCCCGAGGGCTTGTCGGACCGCTACATGTTCCTTGACACTAAGCAGGTGATCAAGGACATGGCTGACCTCGGGTTCGCTATCGCAGGCTTCCGTAGGCCGGAGACCCGGACCGCACGCGGACCCTATGGTGTTCACGAGATCGACTTCCGCCGCCCGGAGGACATCTCCCGCCCCAAGGGCGAGGCCCCTCGAATCCTGTTCATCAACTCATATGACGGAACTCGCCGGGCACAGCTCGTGTCTGGCGTGATCCGGTTCATCTGCTCGAACGGCCTCGTCACTGGCGACCTTCTGGAATCTAAGAAGTTCCTCCACATAGGGAACTATGCAGACGAACTGATAAAGCAGATCCAAGAGTCAGCGAAGACTGCCTCACGGGTCTTCGAGAGCATCGAGAAATGGAAAGAAATCAAGCTCGACGAAGGAACCTACTTGCAGATGGCCGAACAGGCAGCGAAGCTGCGCTACCCGAATGATGAGGTCCTGGTCGAACCCTCGATGATCCTCCAGCCGCGCCGTAGGGACGACCTCGCCCAAGACCTGTTCACCCAGTGGAATGTGATCCAGGAGAACTTGGTCCGCGGAGGAATCCCTGGGGCCTGGCGCAACGGCCAGGAACGGACGATCTCGCAGGTCAAGAACATCGAGAAGTCGAACAAGCTGAATGCCCAACTCTGGAAGCTGGGCGAAGAGTTCGCGGATCTGGCCACTCACTAACCCACTAGACGGTCTACTAGCAGACGGTATACGGTCTGCTAGTAGACGGTACACTCAGGAGAGATTGATGCACCCCAACATGTCGTATTGTATGTGTGAGAATACCCTCCTCGCTGTCAACCAGATTCTGTCGGCGATTGCAGAAGAGGACGCAAACTTCTGGGACAACCTGTCCCAGTCCGAGAAGGACTCGTTCAAGGCCCTGGTCGAAGCGACTAAAGATCTCCAGGACGCTGTCGAGGACCTCGGGATTGACACGATCGAAACTATCTGACATTCACACTTTTCAGTGAAAGGCCGAGACTCTTAGGCCTAGAATGAAAAAGCCCCTTCCGATGATCGTCGGAAGGGGCTTCTTTGTCTCTGGTGCCATCCAGGGACCAACCTCAACCCAAAGGTGAGCAAATTATGCCACAAAACGCCGGGAATGCCGGAAGTAGCTACAAATTTTCTCAAACCAACCTGTTCTCCCATCTCCCAGACGAGATCCTCGCCCAACCCCGGTTCCTGTTATGGCGAGAAATACTCGATCCTCCGAGTAAACCCCGCAAAGTTCCCTACTATGCTAACGGCAGCCCCAGGTTCGGAACCCTGGATACCGAAGTTGATCTTGGAAAGTTGGTCTCTTTCAAGGAAGCTATTTCGGTATTCGAATCTAGTGACATCTACAGAGGTATAGGGTTCGCTGTATGTGGAGAAGGGATCGGCGCATTCGATATAGATGAATGCCTCGATCTGGTCACCGGTGAGCTTATGCCGGACCACGCAGGGTATGAGACTGTCCAACGACTCGCTGAAGACGGGGCGTATATCGAAATCAGTCCGAGTGGCACAGGTCTCCGAATCCTTGGACCCACAGAGATGCGAGACCCGTACTCTAGGGATAAGGTCGAATACTGGGCGGAGAAACGATTTGTCACACTGACTGGTGCTCTCTATAAGAACTCGAAAGGCTGGAAGCCACTGACCGAAAGGCGAAAAGCACTAAAGTTCTTCGACATCTCAAGGGACACAGGCGCGGATGCAAAATCCGAACACCTGGTCACCCCGAAAACAATCCGAGAACTCGAATCTGCCCTCGGCTCGATCAACCCAGACAATAGAGAACTCTGGATACGAATAGGCATGGCCCTTCGATCCCTGGAACATAGAGGCTGGCACCTCTGGAGTATCTGGTCTGCTGGAAGCGAGAAGTTCAACCTCGAAGATGCAAAACGAGTCTGGGACTCTTTTAGGCCTGAAACAATCGACTTTCGAGCAGTATTCAAAGAGGCACAGGACAACTGGGGCTGGGAGAACCCAAGGTCGAAATCGAAACTGGACAACAGGTTGAGCGACTCGGAGACTGACAAGGACGCGGGTCCGGCAGTCCAGTTCATAGAACTCTCGGAAACACCGAAACCGATCGAATACACCCTGGACGGGTTTGTTCCAAATGCCCTGTCGGTATTCGCTGCTCCCTGGGGAATCGGTAAGACATCGAATATCCTTCCTCTTGCTTTAGTGGTTGCCGGGATTCTCAAGTCCGAAGGGATCACCGCGGAACTCCGCCGGAAGGTCGTCTGGGTCAGCGAAGACCCGGCTCAAGTCGAACGGATACTGATCTCGTTGATGAGGGGATCTGTTGATCGATTTTCTACCCTTCGGGAATGGTTTCACCTTGCCCAGGCCGCTCCGAGGTCGTATAGAGCGCTACGCTCGTTTCTAGAAGGGGTTTGTGAGAGGTTCGAATACCCGGATTCCAAGGGGTATCTCGTCAAGCCATTGGTTGTCTTCGATACGCTGTCGGCTAACTTCGAGTTGATCAACGAGAACGACAATGCGGAAGTCAAGACTATCGTCTCTCATCTGAAATATGCCGGAGCACCACCTGTCTGGGTGATTGGGCATACGCCGAAGGCTATGGTTCGGGCCGATGTGGACGACATGACTTTCCGAGGAGCAGGGGCCTGGGAAGCAGATGCGAATGCGACCTTCTTTCTGTTCCATGACGAGGCGATCAATAAACGAGTCCTGGCAATCCGGAAATCGAGGTTCAGCCCTGTCTATAACGAGATCCATTTCGGAACCGGGGGACATGATGAAATCATTGATGTGCCATGGGACGGGAACCCACAGCTAGTGAAATATGTTCATGGGGTCGCAGAGATCGGGTCGAGAGAGGACAGGCAGGAAGCTCGTCAGGAACTCCGCGAACAAGAACGAGAAGAACGACAAGAACAACGAGAAGCCGACCGACTCCAAGAGATCTTGACCCTCGTCCGGGAATCGACAGCGGCTGGAGAGCTACTGAGTAGACGCGGTGTTTTTGAACGGATAGGAGGGCGTAGGACTGACACCTTCCGGCGAATCAATGCTCTTGTGGAAACTGGGCAACTGAAAGTTGTGGAACCGCCTCCGGGGGTTGTTGATCATAGGGTCAGAGAGGTTGTTCTACCTGCGGAAGTGGATGGAACCGCAACCCTCGAAAGGGCCAGGATTCAGGCACCGTCTGGACCAGAAACTCAAGGGTGAAAATTGATGATTTCCTCTCTTTCAATTTTCATCCCTATTACTCCCCTGAATTCACTAGTGGTCTCGGTTCCAATTCCCTATAGTGAAACGGAACCCGGAACCTCAACCCCTCGAAGCCACGCGTGCCCTTAAAAAGGGGGTCTTAACGACCCCCCTTTTTTAGGCACGCGTAGCCTGGCGTTTCGACCCCCGTGGTTGCGGTACCGGTACCGTCTCCCGGAACCGAATAGAACCACAAGAACCGCAACCACAGAAAAAGACCCTGCCAGAACCTAAAACTCGCGCTTTAGCTCTGTTGGTTTTTCTTTGAAAAACTTAGCGAGACCGGGGAGGGAGGGGGGCCTAAGGACAATATCTGTGGGGGAGGGGGTATGTCCCGGGGAGGGGGTATGTCCCGGGGAGGGGGATATGCCCCATGGGGTATGCCGCAGGGGGGTATGCCCCAAGGGGGTATGTCCCTTGGGGCTGTTCTGTCTTTATTTTTTCTGGGTCAATAGGAAATCATCGAACCCCCGACGAACCCGGAGCAACGTGACCCTGTCGTACCGATTCTCTTCGAGGAACTCAGTGACACGGTGCCAGGACCATTGAGCAGCAGCGAGACTTCTGCCGAGTTTCAAGGCCTGGAACAGTTCCATTCGGGTTTTCATCTGTCAGTCCTCGAGATTGATTCGCGCTCTGGCCAACAGGCGAAAGACCACGCCCCTCACAAGGTCATCCAAGTCGCTCGTAGCGAGTTCAGTCACTGCTTCTTGGATCTGGTCCGAGAAATCGAAACTAGATGCAGCTTCTTGGATCTGGTCCGACCAGTCACAGTTCGACACAGCGTCAGTGATCTGGTCTGTGAAGTCGAATTCCGACACAGTCTTTTCGACTGCGGCTTCGATCTGGTCATGTAACACAGTTGCATCGACAGGGATTGTTCGAGTCATCGACTCTTTGATCAACTCGATGTCAGCCTGCAAAACCCGGACCTGGGCTTCGAGTTCCTGATTCCGAACCAGAACAGGGGCAAGTACTTCCCCGACAGCTTGGTTGAAGAGAGTCATTAAGGCGTTGTTGAAATCCATCATAGGCTCCTAGGGTCAGTGCAAGTCGCACCCGACAGCCCTAACAAAGGCTGTCGGTTGAGGCCTGTTAGATGCTGTAGTCCTTGGGTAGGTCTAGCCTCTTCCTCAATTCGGTGTTGTACAGTTTCTCGATCTGTTCCCCGACCCTGCAGGTCGTTCGGACCAAGGACAGTGCCTCTTCAAGAGTGTCCGAGGTTTCCAGTATCCACAGGATTCGTTCGATCGTCTCCTTTCGACTGCCTGCGATTGTGGTGACCATCGGAAGTGCTTTTTCTGCAGTGTTCATGCTTTTTTCTTTCAAAAAATTTTGCGACCGGGGTTGGGTGGGGGGCATAAGGTTTTTTGGCCTTCCGCCCCCCTCCCAGCCCCCCTCCCTCCCAGCCCCCCTTCGAACCGGGTCTAGGACCGCGTAAAACGCTCTATACGGCTCGATCGGGGTGGGGGTGAATGGGTAACCCTATGCCCCCACCCCTTTTAGCGCCTTACAGGGCCCAGAGTCCGGGGCTCACACAGAGCAAGAGCCCCCAACAGGCCCCTGTGATAGGCACCCACCTACATACAGGGGGACAAAAAAGGGGCCCTAAGGCCCCCTTTCGTTACAGGGTGATGGTTGCGGCGGTGAACTCGGCGAACTGGCGGCCGGTCATGTGAACCGCCGGGCGGTCTGGCAGGCCCAGGGTCCAGAGGCGCGCCTTGCGATCGTACCCCAACGAGCCCCCGACCTTCTCGACCGCCTTCACTTTGGCGTCGATCTCTGGTTGGGGGTTGAGGTTCACCCTCTTGCCTTTGAAGGTCCGGAGGGCGAAGGGTTGGCGGGTGTGCCGGTTGTGGGACTCGCCGCAGGCGTGGCAGCGGAGGATCGCGTCTCCGAGGAAGGTCCCCTCGGGCCCTGCGGGGGTGAGGTGGGAGTCGTTGGCGCCGCAGGAGGGGCACCCAAACTCGGTCGGGTTTTCCTGGGGGACTGCGACCGGGGTCTGATCTGCAGGGGCCTGGATCGAGGAGGCGTCGACCACGGGGGTCTGATCTGCCGGGGCCTCGATCGAGGAGGCGTCGACCACGAGGGTCTCGGTGGCGGCCACGGCCGCGGGGGTGGATTTCTTCTTGCCCATCGTCTTGCTCCTGGTAGCTGACCCCCTCGGGGGTCGGTTGATGAAGTTGAACTACAAGAAGAATTCTATCTTAAATCCCCCTCCAATACGTAACTGAATCGCAAGAGATTGTAAAGATCCGCAACAGACTTGGACCAAATCGACTCACAACTTCGGTCGGTTGTCCATAACTATTTCGCAACAGTTCGCAACAGGCTCGACTCACAACTTCGGTCGGTTGTCCATAACTATTTCGCAACAGTTCGCAACAGACCTGGAGAGGCCGGCCGGAGCGGTAAGAGGAGGGTGGGCGCCTACTAACCCGGCATAAATATTTCCGGCATAATTATTGTCTGGGTGAGTGCTAACTTAGTCTCTAGAGGAGGGTGGGTGCCAACTAACCCGGCATAAATATTTCCGGCATAATTATTGTCTGGGTGAGTGCTAACTTAGTCTCTAGAGGAG